TCGTAACATTTTCTAAAATGATAAAATAACTATCCTTTTTTGCATCTGCATTTAATTCACCCAACCCCTCAAACAACTTATACACGGAAGCATATACTTTGTAATTAGGCACTTTAGATGAAAATAATGTATTTACATCATAATGCTCTCTTATACTTTTTATAATGTTATATTTTTCTCTTCTTAATACCGAGTTATTTAACTTACTTCTCTGTCTTAATACCTCAGATAAAAAAAAGTCAGCTTTCTTATCGGACTTGAACTTTTTGGTAATAATTAAATTATATAATGCCAGTTCCTTTCCGATTTCGGTATGCTCATTAAATTGCTTTTTAATGATTTTTACTGCTGGTGATTCTTTCTTTTTATTCAAAACATCTACTGTCACTTGTCTCAATAGAAATTCAAATAAAAGTCCAGCATTTCTTAATTTGCTATGTCTGAATTTGCTCATAGAATATTCCAATGTATTTTGATACAATTATTCATATATAAATATAATGTAATTTAGAATAAGTAAGATTACTCTTGGATTATATTATCTTCATTTAATAATGAAGCATCTTTTTTAGGAAATTTCTTTTTCAATTGAGCCAAAATACCCTCTCGAGCAACAGCAGTGTGTGCTTTGCTTGTAGCCAATGGTGATTTACCTTTAAACTCTCTTTTACCAAAACTCCTATGTCGTTTTTTAACTTTCCCATCATCTTCTCTTGGTTTATCTTTACCAAAATGTGTTTTTTCACTTCCACCCCACTCACCAGACCTTGCCATTTCATCACCACCAAATTCATCATCTTCAGATTGTTCTGGTTGTTGTGCTGGATCCTGTCCTTCAGTTTCGATTTGTTCCAATCTAAACTTCTGTTTTGTGTCCTCTACTATATCTTGATAAACACTAGCCATTTCATCATCACTTAAATCAAATATATTATCATAAATCCATTTGCGACTAAATAATTTAACATCCATAGCCTTTTCAGCTAATTCTAATTGTTGATTCATATGTTCCATTTTTTCTTGTTCATGAATCAAAGATGGATTTTGTAATTCTAAATCAAATGCAATTAAATCCGAATCATTAAACCCCTGTGAATATAAATGAACAACACCGATTTTAACCAACTCACTTACAACAATTTTTTGTAGTCTTTCGATTGTTCTAGCAAACCTAACATCTTCAGCAGCCAATGTGGCTTTACCACCACTCAATCCTTCCTCATATCCTAAAAAAGCTTTTGGTATTCTTAAAGAAGCCATAAGTTTGTTTCTCAAGTATTCTATGTCGTCTATTTGGTCATTATTAGAAAGTCCAGGAAGTGTTTCTATTTCAGTTCCACTATCACCACCACGGACTGGTAAAAAGTAATCCTCAGTAACACTCTCCATGTTGTACTTTAAATTATACTCGCCTGTATTTTGGTCAATAACAGGAATCTTTTTCATCTTGTTGATGATTCGTTGCATAAATTGTTCAACTTCTTTCGGTGGTATATTTCCAACATCAATTTTAAAAATTCTTTTTTCAGGAGCCCTCATGATTCTATGAATCAACATAGCATCTTCCATAAGCATTAATTGTTTAAAAATCTTACGGCCACCTTCCAACATAGACCTACCGTAAGGTAAGAAATTCGTATCAGCCAATAATCTAAAATGAGCTATTTCATAATTTTCTTTTATTTCTTTTTTATCATCTTCAATTTCAAATTGAATTAACTGTGGATTAGCTGGATCGTGGTCTTCTAATCGAGTAATATCATATGATGATATTGGTTTAACATTCACGACACCATACTTGTCCACAATATCAAGTGATAAATAAAAATCACCATACTTTGTCACATTACGAATCCAACTCCATAAATTGAATTCTATATTCATTATATCGTAGAATAAATTATGAAGAATTTTTTGAACCTTTACATTGTCGGTTCTTATTTTTAAAATTTCTCCCTCAACATTATCAACAGTACACTCATCCGAATAAATGTCAAGAGCAGAAGCAATAATCGGGTCTTGATCCATCAATTCATAATCTCTAAATAAGTCGTGTTTCCTTACCTCATAAGCAGCTCTTTGATTTTGAGCCGCAGCATATGGATTTGAATATGTGTTTTGCATCAACCTTTGATACCTATCAACAAAGTTTGATGTTAAACTTGTTTGACTAAAATCCAAATCCTTTACAATCAATCTATTATCATCAGTTTTTCTGATAATAACATTTGATTGAAACAATCTGCTAAGTCTTGTAAATAAATTATCTGCCATGTTTTACCCCAATAACCAAGTTAAGTCTTCTTTTTCACCTCTTATTTCCATTTCCCAAGGATTATCCTTTGGTTTATTTGAAGTCATAACAGGTGTTCTTTCATTTAAATTCCCAATTGAACTTACTAAACTACTTTGAAATTCATTTCTCTCTGATTGTATACGAATAGCAGTATCTCTTATCCATAATAATATAGAATAAGACATTACTAAATCATCGTTATACCCATCAAGAGCTTCAGTTTTACTATTCTTATATATAAATACAAAAAGTTCATCAATTAATCGTGTTGATTTTACTTTAACCATTTTCTCACGAGTATATTCTTCCATTTTAGCAACAATTAGTGGTTTAGACTTCATTGTTGTAGTAAAACCAGGAACTTTATTCTTATCAATATGTCTATATCGATTCGTATGCTGTATATCATCATCAACAATCAAATGATTCTTTTCTTGATAAAATAAATTCTCATATCCCCTATCAATAATTGTTTGTAGTGTAGCCCAACCAATGTTGTTATTCTCCACTACTAATAGAGCATCATTATATTTTGTAGCAAGTTCAATTAAGAAATTACCGAATTCTGTTGTACCGAGTTGACCTTTATATTCCGCAACTTGTTCCATTTCTTCTAAATCAAATACTTGAGCAGCACTAAAATCAGTTCCATCCCCACGAGCAACATCGGCACTTATTAAATATTGTTTTGAGTAATCAGGATAATTCCATATCCATAAATTTCTATCAAATCCACTTTTTTCCATAGGTTCAGAACACATTTTTTCTTTATACCATTCTAATATAGCAGGATCAACAACTGAACGACCAGAACTTAGAAAGTCAGCATCACATTCTTGAGCTGCCTGTGACGGCCCTAGTATTCTATTTTGTTCATCTCTCCAAGATTGATCTCTTTCTGGATGCTCAGACCAATGAAGTTTTACGGTATTAAATTTATTAACACCATCAGTAGCATCTAACCAAGTTTTATGAAACCAATTTCCAACACCATTTGGAGTAGATATTGCTAAACAACGACCACCAGTTGCAAGTGTCTGTTGAGCAGCAGTCCATATCGTGTCAATCTTTTCAATAAAAGCAGCCTCATCTAATATTAATAAAGATAGGGCTTCTGAACGACCAGCGCTTTCATTAGAAGCAATTGCCTTTATTTGTGAACCATTTTTAAATACCAATGATAATTTATTATTTTCCACAATAGCAGTTTTCAACCAAGTAGGTAAACCATCATACATAATACGAACTTTTGTTACAAGATTTTTAGCAGTATCTTTAGTAGTGGCAATACACAATACATTCTTATCATTATGAAATAACATCAGCCATAAGGAATAAGCCGCACTTAATGTCGAAATACCAAGTTGTCTTGATTTTAATATTACATTATAATCATGTTCTTGATATTCATTTAAGACATCTTTTTGAAAAGGATATAATTTAAATTTAATCTTTCCTCTTTGTGGATGTTGAATAGTACAATATTGATTAATAAAATATGAAGGATCTTGTGCACATTTTATATAATTTTGTTTTATTGCTTGTTTTAAATCACTCATTTTCTATGTTCATGGTTAGCAAGAGCATTTGCTACAGTTTTATCAAATGCACCTTTACTGTTATCTAATAATTCCATTTCAGCTTCGTATTCAGCAAGAACGGCTTCCCATCTTTTGGTTTCCATTTCCTTCACCCAATCTTCCCATTCACCTTTTTGTTTTAAATTTGCTTCAAAATCAATCTGACAATATTTACATCTACCCATTCTATCATAAGTGTGTCTGTCAATTGTTTTTAATATTAACTTTTCACAATCATCACATTTGTCAAATCCTCTTGGTGGTATTTTTGTAATTTGTTTTCTTTTACCATCTTCTATCTTCCAACTACGACCACGAGCATCTGTCCACTCCTCACCTTCTTTTCGCATACTGACACTTTTTGGTGTGTAACCAACTCTAATGCCACCTTGTCCACCAACTCCAGCTATTAATTTTTTTACTTTTTCTATATTCTTACCCATAACCTATTCCTTAAAATGTCATCAGACCTGTAATTTGATTTATAGGAGCAAATGCACCTGTAAATTTATAAACATTTCCATTATATTTAAATACTAATCCCTCACTCGGAACTATAGCATCCAAACCACCAATAGAATCAAGTTTACTTAATTGCTGTTGTAATTTATTTAACTTTTTTAAATCTCCACCACTTCTTACATTTGATATAGCAGATTTTAATTTCTTACGAATACTTTGAACCGACTTTGCTGGATTGACAGCCATCCAGCCATCCATATTTTTCATTATTTCGACACCAACCTCAAAGAATAATTCTTCAAATGGTTTCATATTTTCCTTGACCATCTTAGCATGATCCATTTTATCTGTAGTTAATACCCAATCTAAAAACTTATCATTATCAAGTGTAGCTTTCATATCTCGTACTGAATATGATTTATCAAAGAAAGCCCATCTCATCACAAGTCTTTTAAATACATTAGATGGTATTTTATATTTAAATTGTTTTGCAGCATTGTAAATA